AACTTCAACTGATATGCCTGTTGTTAAGGCATTCTCAAACAATGAATTTGATTCACTTGATTTGTCCAATCAAAACATCGAGAAGGCTTATGAAGCATTCCGAGAAGAACAACTAGAATCTCTTGCTTACGATAACCTCCGAAAGTCCTTTGAATCTCGATTCAAGTCCGAAAGAAACTCCCGTGAGAATATTCTCGCAAAGTCTCAATATGACGCTGCAAGTGAGATTTCATCCCTTAAAGAAGAATTTACTCAATTGCGAAAGTCTTTGACAGCAGAGAAAGATTCAATTATTAAGGCACAAACAGAAGCAACAGTAACACTCCCATCATTAGAAGACCTTGCAGAAATGGAATGGTCGGATATTCATAAGATGGTAAACAACATTTGAGGTGATTTGAATGACAGGATATATTAATACAATAGCAGACTTAGAAGCGCAAACATACGGAATTAACAACTTACCTGCTGGTAATGCTTTACTCAAGCAAGCAGGTATGGTTGGCGGTATTCATACCGGACATGGTGGAGTCAATTCACTATCGGGTTCATCGGTTGCCGATGTTTCCGCATTATACAATGTAGTATATGGACAGAAAGTTTGGTCTATGCTAAACAGAGAAGTTAATGCACTATCAATGATTGCAAAGCGACCTTATACATCAAGTGGATGGAGAGTTTTAAAGAGCCGACCTGCGGGTGGTTCCGGTAATCTCTTTACTGTTGATGCTAGCGGAACAGAGAACCTTGCTGAATTAGGTTCGGATTCTCCAAGAGCAGATATGATTGGTGGTGTTCCTGAGAATGCCGGTCTTTCAACTGCTCAAGATGGATTAGGCCCAATTGCTCCAACTTACGCTCAACTCTTTATGAGTCCTAAAACCGTTGCACATCAATTCGATTTCAGTGAATTGGCTATGGAAATGGCTTCTATTGACGACGGTATCGGTGATATTCGAGCACAAATGAGAGAAGACATGGGTAAGCATCACGCTGAAGTTCAAAACAAGATGCTTGTTATGCCTTTGGAACATTACGGTGAAGTTGCCGCTATGCCTAACATTTCAAGTAACTATTCGTCTTTGTTGAAGGTTATTACATCAAGAGCAGAATTGCTCCTAATTGATGGTGGAGTTCTCGCTACTGATGCTACTAGTGCTATTAATGCACTTGGTAAAATCTATGGAGAAGAACGCTTTACTGCCGCTTCTTTCCTTGATGCAGAAGTTGATTTCGGAACTGATTATACTGCCGGAAATGTTCGTTCTTTAACACTTACACTTCTTAATAATATGATTCGTAACTTGCGACTTGCTGGTGGTTCACCAAAGGTTATTCTAACTGGATATGATACCATTCAAGCACTTGCTGACCTATTACAAAGCCAAGAGCGATTCATGGACAGAAAGGAAATTGTTCCTACTGTTAATGGTGTTCGTGGAACAAAGGGCCAAGAAGTCGGATTCCGTGTTGCAACATACTACGATATTCCGCTAATCCCAGTTAAGGACATGACCTCAACTGGTGCGGCTACTACACAACTAAGTGATATGCTTTTCCTTGATACAGACCATTTGTGGCTTGCAGTTATGAAACCGACTCAATACTTTGAAGACGGTATTTCTAACGGTAATCCATTTGGTGTTGGAACATTGGGCAACCGTGCGCTTTACCGAACAATTGGTGAAGTCGGCTGTTCATTCTTCAAAGGACAAGGAAAGATAACAAACATACAATGAGGTGATTTAGAATGGCATTTGCAACAGTAATAACATTAGACATGAATTTAGAAGGAAACAGAAGATTAGTCTGCGGTCAAACGACTTCAGATGGAACAGATGGCGATATTGTAACGGGTTTAACTCGATTAGACAGTATTATCATTTGTCATAAAGGGGCCGCAGTAGAAGCCGCAGCAGCAACGATTAAAAGCACAATGCCACTAGCAAGTGGAACTGCTAACTTAATTTGCACAAGTGGCGATGTAGTGTACTTTCAAGCAATTGGACAGTGAGGTGTTTTAATTGGCACAAGCACACACAACAGTTTTATTGGCAGACCATAAGGGGATTGCACGACCAAAGGTAGTAGGCGACGAATATGTTGTTGATGCAGTAGTAGATGTTACTTCTGTATTGGCCGCAGGTTCAGTCATTCCTGCTTCGGACTTTGGACTATCTACAATCCATTGTGCAACAATTACAGGATATGATTTAGCACATACAGCAAGACCATCTATTGAAGTATCGGCAACAGGGGCATATGAATCTAATACTTCATTAGCACTTGTTTTTACCTCTATGGATGGAACTAACGCTACTTTGGCTGATGATGCCAATGGTAATTCAGTTAGATTGCGAGTTTGGGGCAACCTTTGAGGCGATAACATGGTAACAGTTAGATTAAGTGATAACTCATTTACTCATAGACTTTACATCAAACCAAAAGAAGAAATTACAAGAACTGATGGAGTAGCCGTTTCGGTAAAATGGGCGGCTACTCGTCTTTCTGACAGTAATCTTTTCTTTGTTTTTGATGAAGAGGATAGAGAGGAATTGTTGGGTTTGAACGAAAGATTTGTAAGTATTCTATCTAAGGAAATGGGAGTAGAAAGTCTTTTAATTAAAGATTTAGTTGAAAAACTACTACCAAGTCCAAAAAAGACAATTCTTCCAAAGATGCCTCTTAAGAAAACAAAGGCTGTAAGTAAGCCTAAGTCTTCTTTAAAGAAGTAATTGAACCGACACATTAAATAGGGGGAGGCAACTTCCTCCAATTAGCGAAGTGATATTATGGTAGCGGGTTGTAGAAGTAGCGGCGTTTTAGTAGAAAATACATTAGTTGTAACAGGTCAAGTAAAATTGATTAGCATTCATGCAACAGAAGTTGCTGGTAATGCGGCTGTTATTAAGGTATTTGATAATACTGCGGCTAGTGGTAAAGAATTAGCAAGACTTACTTTAGCGGGTAATCAAACAATTGAATTTGACATGCATGGTGTTTTAGCCATGACTGGACTATACTTTCAAGAAGTTTCCGGTGCAGTAGCAGTATCAATTGAATTTGCTTGAGGTGATTTAATGGCGGCATTAAATAATGATACTCGATTAGTTATGACAATTTTATTTGTCGGAACAGTTAGCGGTGCTAATGTTTATTTTTACTCGGCTTATGGGCTTAACTTCCCATATGGGCCTTTAGCCCATTCCGTCTTATTCGGTTTAATTACCGTTGGTGGAATCATGGTTATGAAAGCATTGTTTGATTTATCTTTGAACGACCGTATAGAAATACGATTACTCGATAGACAGATTGAATCTCACTTTCAAAGGGTTGCTAGAGAAGAACAGATTAAAACCAAACTTCGTGATAGTATGAAACAATTTGGCATTAAAAAGAAAGAAGGTTGGAATCAAATCTATCCAGAACAACCCTCTTCTTATGAAGAAAGTCAAATCCCAAATGAATTTTTAGCCACCATTCAATGAGGTGGTTAAATGGTTCTTGGTGACATAATGGGATTCAGTGAGTCCGACTATGCCTATAACCAAAGCAGGGCGCATTCTGCTGATATGTTTTTTATTAAAGCAAGGATGTGGTTTTGGGGTGCATGTTCAACCCTTTCAGCCTTATTGATTGGAAACATAATGGGTGTCTTTGACATTAACATTATGGGTTGGATGATAGACGGATTTAAAAGTTTCTTTGGAGGCCATTAAATGTCAGTAATGGCAGGTTTTGCTATATTAATTACAGAAGCAGTTGTTTCTTTTTATAAAAAGGTACATGCTATTAATTTTGGAGTCTATGGTGCAACAATGGTTGGTAAAACTACTTTAAGTCATCAGTTAAGAACAAGGGGCGAAGTCCAACAAATCAACAAAAGAACAGTTGGTACTGAAAGAGCAAGTAGAAAAGTAATTAAGTTTGATGGAAATTCGCACACTTTACGAAGTGCTGATATTGGTGGAGAAGCAATCTATTGGAAAGAATGGGTTAAAGATATGAAAAATCGTAAAGTAAGATATATTATTTTTATGATAGACCATAGGCACTTAGATTCACCTTCTAATTTAGACCATCAATTAACATGGAAATTCTTAGTAGATACTATTACATCAAATGTTTGGCCTAATGGTAAAAGAAAAAAAGAAGCAGACTATCCGATAGCAGTTAGTATTTGGGCAAACAAATATGATATATGGGGAGAAAAATACCCATTAGCAGAAGGACAAGCGATAGATAAACATTCAATATTTGAACCTTTTAAATATGGAATGCGACAATTAAATGATAAAGGAATACCAACATTCAAATATATTGTATCTGCAAAGTCTGACCCCGAAATGGTTTACAAAGGAATTACTACTTTAATAAAAGATTACTGAGGAATTAACATGTATCAACAACCAAGTTTAATAAATAACCCGACAGCAAATAATTTATTTTTGCCTAAAATACAACAATTTAGAGCCTCCGGCCCTATTGAAGAATATGTCTTTGATTCTCTTAAACCTAAAAAGAAATTAAAGGAAATTAAAAAGATACTATTACCTGAGAAAAAGAAATTTATTTTTAAGTATGGGTATAAATTTAATTTGAAAGATAGATGTGTTGTTTGTGGAATGCACCATATTTGGGAAGCAGGTGAGTATTTAAGACCACCAATCCCATTAGATAATGTAACTAAGGGAAGACCCCTAAGAGGAACTTATTGTCCAAAACATGCAGGTGTTCATAAACAAATGGAAATGCTACAACAACAGATTTTAGCAGATGAACACGGCTTAGATTTTAAAGCATACATACCTCGACCAAGAATGCCTCAAATGCTAAAGAGTGGGCCTTTAACTAATTTAACGAGAGAAGATGTATTGTCCTTGTCGGGAGCCGGATGGGTTATAAGTCCACCCGTAGTCAAGGATAATGAGAGCGAGATGGCCGAAGCAATTCGGCTAATTACAGAAATAGAAATTAATACTAAAAGACTACATTCAATGATGAGTAATTCAAAGGAGGAATAATTATGGGAGTATTTGGAACAAGCAACGGTGCAGTAATGGGTGCGGTAAATGCACAAAACGACCAACAGTTTAAGAATGTAAATAACTTACTTTCTTTACAAGATAACCATGTTGAAGAATTTTTTCAATATCATGGTGAACAATTTCTTTCTACATTAGAAAAACTAATGGAAGATGTTACAGAAAGAGTAGTTTCTCAAATGCTTGCTAAGTTATCATTTACATTGAATGGTTCAAATATGACTATTAACCCAGATGCTATGCGTGAGTTTGAAAAGATAACCCAAGAGAACATTGATTTAGATATTCAAAAAATCCTACATTCAGCAATTAACACAGAAGTAGTGAACCAAAGGAAACTTGCGAAGTCTCAATACCTTGAATCTCAAGGATTTGGAAGTGGGGCCGCTATGGGTGGAATGAACGCCGCACCGCCATCAGCAGGTATGGCAATTGCCGGTTTAACAGGACAAACAGGACAATATCAACAGGGCCAACAAGCCATGAATAACGGTTCGGGCTATCCTATTCCTCCAAGCGGAACAGACGGATATGGTCGGCCTTACTGGATTGACCAACAAAACGGACAAATGAGTTATGAACCACCTTCAAGTGGCTTACATCTTGGTTCTGCTATCCAAAAAGGTGCTGCTTGGGCTAAATGGTTAATGTGAGTTGATTAACTTTGGAAGAACAAATTATTCAATATAAAAATACTGAAAAGTTTGTATGGAATGAAGATTCCGCCAAAAAAGAATTACTTGAATATATTTTAATGGACTATTCTGCTAATGAACCAGAAGGGGTTGAATTGATTCCTTCTAGGCTAAAGCCTAAAAAAATGGAAAGTGAAAACATTAACATAAAAGGTAGAAAGTTTGCAAGAATTAAATATGGTAATATTTTAAAAAAAGGTTTTGAAAAAGTATTAGATATTAAATTAGATGAAATAAATGACATAGTTAATTTAAAAGAAAAAACTATTTCAGTATTAGAAAAAGTTGATGGAAATTTAACTTTAAAAGATTTAACAGATAAAAAAACTGCCGCTATTGCTTTAGGCGATACTAATAATGTAGTTAGTTTGCCGGAAGAAGCCGAAAAGGGCTTTGAAGGTGAAAACGCAGTTATAAGTTATAATGATATTTTAGAAAAAGTAGATGTAGATACAATTACAAAGTCTAAAATAGAAGGCGCAAAAACGGTCGGTCAAGGAAAAGAAGGTATTCAAAATGAATACAAAGTTGAAACTATTAAATCATGGTCTTTTGATGAAGATGATTTAACAATCAATGGTATGACAATACAAGATGCAAAAATAGCAACTCTTAAAAAAATTGGATATAATCAAATTAATCTTAGAAAGGCAAATCAGGAAACATTTAACCTTAGAAGAAAATTATTTACCGGAAGTGAAGGTGAAGGTAAAGGTTCTTTTGGGCAAAAACCATCAGGTAAACAAGCAGAAGGCGACCTAAATCCTTTAGAAGCAAAAAATAGCGATAGGCAATTAAAAGGAAAGTATGGTCGTAATTGGTTGGAATTGCCTTCGTGGGAATACGATAATGCCGAAATGGAAGATGAGAAAAAGCCTAATAATTCTAGTGCGATAAAAAGAGTAGAATTCCAAATAAAATTAGCAACAAAATTATTAATTATTTTACAAGAATTATCTGAAGTTGAATATGAAAGTGAAGAATTAAAAGAAAAAAATCCAAAAAAGACTGGAAATTTAGATTTACTAATTAGGTCAGATAAAACATTAGAAGGTTTTAAAAATTTACAAAAAGATATGGATAGTCCTGAAGATAAATCTAAATCTGAACCAATAGACTTAGAAAAAGATGCAAAACAACTTTATGAATATGCGGAGGATTTGGCCCCTCTTTTGGAGATAGATAAAAAAATAGACAAATGGTATGGCGAAGACATAGATTTTGATGCTAAAGAAAATAAAAAACTTGATGAAATTATTAAAGCATTAAGAAGTGCAGATGTAGCAATACCTAAACTGATTAAAGAAGCGATTAAACTAAAAAGTAATGAAATGTTAGATAAAGCATTTAAACAAATGGATAGAAATTTTAATAAAAAATTAAAGACAGCAGTAAGTAAATATAGCCACCACCTTGAACAATTAGAAAACAATCTAAAGGAATACATTAAAAACCAAAATAAAAAAGAAAAAAGATACGAAAAAGAAAAGAAAGAATATATGAAAGAAAGAGAAAAAGCATTACCTAAAAATAAAAAAAATACATTTAAAACCAATGATAAAGCAGAAAGCATTTTTAATGATATGGAAAAATTTGCTAAAGGACATTATAGAGATATAATTAACGACTTATTTTCTAGTTATTCTTATACTATCCAAATTCAAGAAACAAAATCACTGACAGAAGAATATACCGAAGAGGGTGAAGGGGATGGTGAATATGAAATGGTAGAAAATAACAAATATAAAGTCTTAACCATTGAGCATAGGAAATTAAAAAACATTACAGTATCAAAGGGTCTTGCGTCAGGTGTAGGTAATAAACAACATCAATCTCAAAGAGCATTTAAAGGAATTAGTGCAGACGAAAGAAGACTTCTTTCTACAATGTTTGCATTCTTTCAAAAAAGATACAGAAAAATAGATAGAATGATTCAGTAGGTGATTACTAATGGCAATTGCATCCTCCCCAAGCGACTATACTTCTATCAATGTTGATTACTCAACAGGTAGTGGATATTATACTGATAAAACAGCAATATCAGACTTATTACAAATACCTGCATTTTCAACTTCCACTTATCCAACTCAAGCACAAGTAGGTGCAATTATTAAAGTAATAGAAGGAATTGTTGATGAAAAAGTAAAGCGTTCTTATCGCCCTATTATTTACAAAAACGAGTTTCATAATTTTGAGTTCGCTCGTAGTCCTATGCAATCTTATTACGGTGGGTATGTTGGTTTTGTTCAATTAGATACTTTGAAACTTAAGAAGGTTGTATCTCTTCAAGTTTGGCAAGGAAATAGTTATAAAGAATTAGCATCAGCACAAGCAAGTATTACTCTCGATG